CGTTTGACCATCTCTTCTGGTGATCGAACCCGTTGCGCTCGCCGTTGTTACACGGCAGAGTCACTTCGGAAAGCTCTCAACAGAGCAGTTCAGGTCGTCTACCGGGAATTTATGATTCCTGGCGATCTTCCTTCTATTGAAGGTCTGAACTGTCATGCCCTGAGAGAGAGGTGGAATGAGCTGGCCTCAGGTATGGGTGACAACATACCTGGCAGTAAATGCAACTCGCGGAGGCGAGAACTCCGGTTATCTGGAGTTCTCAAATCCGTCAAGAGACTGTTCGATGTCCCTTGCTCGAGTTGCGATCGTATAGCCGGCAATAAAGCTCGTCAACAGTGGGTGGATTCGGTGTCATCCGGTCCAACCACTATCCCTCCTACTTCTTGGTGTAAGGACCCTTGTTGGTTGCTTACACGTCGTATTCGGGAGTTGACGACGGGGTGGGGGCGGCGTCTTGCCGCGTGTAGGGAGGATGGAAGGGATCCCTATCTCCCTTGTGGTTATGTCCCTGACCAGCAGGGCTGTTATGAGACTGAAAGAAAGGTTGGCGGTACCTTGGGTACCGCTGTTCAGGATTTTTCTCCTGATGACTCCGCGGTTCGTGTCGGAGTTGCCAAAACGAAGGGAAAGCATCGAGTGGTCACGATGCAAAGCGCTCGCGTTAAGGAGTGTCTTACCCCAGTCCATAATGCCCTGTACGATCACATCAGTTCCTTTGGATGGTGTGTTCGTGGGGACGTTGGAAAAGAGGAGTTTCTTCGAGTTGTTAGTGATCGTCGCGAGGGAGAATCGTTTGTTTCTGGCGATTATTCCTCGGCTACTGATAGGATTTTTCATCCTGCAGTAGAGGCCATCATAAATCAACTCGCGGAGGATCCGGATCTCACTGAGGAGGAGAGGAATGTCCTATTGGGCAGCTTCCGGGACATTAGGTGGAGGTCTCGTTCGGGTAGGTTTCATCCTATCCGGAGGGGCAGTATGATGGGAAATTTGGTTAGTTTCCCATTACTCTGCTTGCTCAACAAGGCCTGCTTCGACATCGCCTGCGATGTCACCTATGGTCCCGGTGCTCACCGGATTGGGATATTCAACGGGGACGACGTTGCCTTTTGCGCAGATCGTAAGTTCTATTCCTTGTGGGTAGAAGTTACGTCTGTGTTCGGGTTCGTCGTCAATGAAGAGAAGACCGGCTTCTCTTCGAAGTGGATTGAGCTGAATTCTCGGACCTTTTCGGTCCGGGAACGTCGGCTCATTTCCAAACCCGTACTCTCTTTCCTCATGCCGGAGAGGTACTCGCCTGATTGCTTGCTTTCGCAAGTAATTCAAGGTGTTTCCGAGATGTCGGTCTCTACGCGTCATTGGGTTGTTAACTGCCTGATGCGCTATGAGATCTCATTGAGAGAGATAAACATCTCGGGAATACCTACAAGATGGCTGAGAATCCTCCTCAAGAAAAGGTGGTTCCGTTCTGCTTTGCAGAAGGCACCACCTGCCACAAAGGAGTGTGGGGAGAAGAGGGAGCTTCCCGTCTCTCTAGGGCCCCTGCCGGAGGGCAGGGCTTATAGAGCGATAACATGCATTTCGTCTGAAATGCAGCGGGCTCATGTTCGGATGTGGCGAGGGAAGAAGGTGACCCCTTTTTCCCGCCGCCTTGTTCGGCTTGGTCGCCGCGGTGAAGCTCCCTGTGAGCCTTCCATCTTTAAATATCGCATCCAGTTCAGATGGTCTTTCCTTTGGCCATCTGAACTATTAGAATTAGTACGCACGGATTTTCCAGAACTCCTGCTTCCTTCCTGGCTCCGTGCGTACTATCTCGCTTGGGATCACCCCTTCCTCCAGCTCTCTCAAGAGTTGGAGCGATCCCAAGTGAGGCGATGTTTTAATTCCTACACAGACGTCCCCCCTCCCCGTAATGTGTGGCCTCTTTCGGCCTACCATCTTGGGAGCGGACTGAAGTCTGTGTAAACGGTGCCTACTGTAATGGGGAGAGAGTGGTCCCCATCACCTCGAACGGACTTCGAGAGGTCGTGGAAGCGGCAGCCTGCCGGCCAACTACATGGTTGTATGAGCGGCACAGGCAGGAACCTAGGGGGGTGAAAAGGGAATGTGAAGCGGTTAAGGCCCGCGGATTAAACACCAACATTCTCATCCGGGTAAAGTCAGAGCTCCTGTAAAGAGACCAAGTACCACGGTAGCCATATCACATGAGTTATGGTCCAGGGTGGTGCAACTTGGTGTGGAGTGACCGGACAAACCTATTTGGTTCTGTTGTTAGCTGAGGTTGCAGCCAACTACATGGTTGTATGAGTGCGACGACCTGCGTAGCCTCTCGAAGATAAGGGAAGGTGAGATCACTCTCGTCACTGAGATACCCATCTCTGGGCGATCTAGCTCGATGATAGTAATCGGTTCATTCAGTTGTGGCATAGCGACCCTGAATGGAATCTAATGAATCGATTGCCTGAGAGAGGAGGATGTAAGATTCTCCAGTCAACGCGAAG